TGCGCGTACCGGTTCCCAGCCTTCACGTATCTTAGAGGAGACGTTAGTAGCGTCAGATTGACCGTTAGTTGAAATACGAACCCAGTGGTAAGTATAGCCGTCTTCAGGAGTTGGATCAGGCAACACTGTGGGTCGCGTCCAAGCCTTTTTACGGACTGTCTTAGAACGGGTCTCAAGTTCTCTATCTAGTCTATTCTGACTCATTATTGTTTCCTCATTAATTCAGCAGCCTGTTTGGCGTAAGTTTCCAGTGGTACTCCAAGTTTTTTCGCAATAGCTATTTGTGATTGCGTTAACCTAATTTTCTTAGGTCCTGTGCTCCGCGTAGCGGGAGCAACCACATTGCTAGATTTTCTTTGAGTACTAGCTGGTTCGTCCTCTATCCCATCATCAAACTGATCGGGGAATACTTGTCGCATACGAGAGTTAATTTTCTCGTAGTATTCGTCTGATTGCGGGTCAACCCCGCTCTTTTTTAACTTTGAGTCTAGCCCCAATGCAAAAGCTGTCATTTCGTCATCGGACCCAAACCAAGGGTTCTCTTCTGCCCAAGAAACGGCGCGTTCATCACGAACTGCTTGTGTTTCAATAGGTTGTTGAGGAACTTTTACAGTAGTTTCTCCTGTTTGTAAAGGAGCGGGTTTAAAGTTAGCTACTTTGTCTGCCCGTATTCGTGCAGTTGCTATAGCGTCTTGGGCTTCAACAATAGCGTCGGAATCACCTGATTCGTAAGCTTCTTTATAGCGCCGTTTGGCGGTTTCAAGCTCCGCCGCAACTGATTTCTTTGCTTGTTCCAGTAGTGCGCTTTGGCTTTTAGATACCGTGCCAGTCAACCTTTGGTTTTCTTCAACCAACTGTTTAGCGTACGCTTCTAGGGCTTCTCGTTCCCTTAAAGCAGCTTCTTTAGCTCTACGCTCGTCATGATAGCCCTTACTAAAGTGCTTAATTCTGCTTTTCACCTTCTCGGAGTAGTTTTCTAGCTCGTCGTCGGTTACTTCTTTAGGTGGCTCAGACGGTTTACGGCCCCGATCTTCTGGGGGAGTATCGTCCTCTACCTCAATCTCTAAATCACCCGCTTTGATCGTATCTTTACCGGGCTTCTTCATGTCTTCCCGACCTACAGCACCTTCTACTTCAAGTGGTGCATCGTCTTCAGCAATATCCACTTCTATTTCTGCGGCTGCTTCTTCTTTATCGGGGTCTGGAAATTCAAACTCTACTTGTTGTCTAGGCATGGTCTATTCCTTATGCACGCGAAACCGCTCGCGGATCGTCAACGACAGCCTCAATTGAGTCATCGTTCATTAAACGATATTCCTGCTTTCCAACTTTAAAGCGCGTACCTGTATTGGCACGGAACATCACGTAGTCGCCTACTTTGCACCAAGGCCCAGTAGGGAATCTATCTTTGTCGCTATAGGCTTCTGCGCCCATATCCAACACAACACCCACAGTAGATAGGATGTATTCCTCTCTGACTGTTGAGCTAGCCTTAACAAGACCGCTGTCCCCAAAGGTTTCCTCCACGTTAGGAAGGGCAATAAGCACTCTGTACCCCACCGGTTTCGGAATCGAAGCTTCTAACTCCTCTTGGGTTTTTATCTCTTCAGCTATCTTCTTTTGCCTTTTCTTTTCCAATGCAGTCATTGCTGGAGCTACAGAGGCGTCAGCCCCCACTCCGGTTACCGTAATGGTTTCAGTCATCTTCGTCTTCCATAAAGTTACGCGAAAGGTCACCTACTTCTCTTAATGCAGCGTTTAGACCCCGAATCACGCCACACACCTCCCGATATTCGGCAAAGTCTTTAGCTCCTCCGCTTTTCAGGAAATCTTCGCTGGAGCCTTTTAGCTCCGTAAGTTTTTGATTTAGCACGTCAAAGACGGTTTTAGCCATTATCTTCCCTGCCCTCTATATTCTTTGAAACTGCGACGTTTGTGCTTGTTCATTGAGTTTATCTTCAGCGTGCCGTTTCCAATGCTCGTACCTTTTGTAGTACGGTTTAGGCGTATAGCCTCGGCAGAACTTATGCCTGATTTTTTAGCCATTTATGTTTCCTTTTGCCATGTATCTAAGTTATAGCCCACGAGTTTGGCGTACCCCTTAGCGTAGTTACAATCAGGACGACACGGGCACGTTGCGCAATCTATTTTGTGCGCTGTGGTCACATGCTCCGCTCCAACAGCGTTATTTGCCCAGTACAAAACATGCCCTACTCTTGCTATGGGAAACTTTTCTGCTATTTGGGTAGCTAAGTCTCCGTCTTCACATGTGTGTGCTAGCTTAGTGTTGTACCCGTTGGTTTGGTAATATGCTTTTCTGGTGTACATACCCAAAGACCGCCACCCCTGACATGGCTGTTCTTGCACTGGCTCGTCATTTAGTTTATAGCTTGTTACCTTGCCGGTTTCATCTCCGTAGGCCATATCGCTGTAGGCAAACCCAAGCGCTGGATTTTTAATAAAAGCCGTGACCATAGTCGTTAACGCATGAGGGTAAATAAAATCATCGCTATCAACATGGCATAACAAGTCACCGGTCATGTTTTTAACGGCTTCCGCCCTGTTCTTTGGCGCCCCTAAGTTAGTTTGGTTTTGATACACCTTTATACGTTTATCTTTCTGTGCAAGAAGTTTTGCTATATCAAACGTAAAGTCTGTAGAACAATCATCTTGTATCACTAACTCCCAGTTAGGGTAGGTTTGGCTTAGTACGCTTTGTACTGCACGCACTAGCAGCCTCCCCCGCCCCGTATGACACAACATCATCACCGATACTTTTGGTAGCATTAAATACCTCGTTGTGTTTGTTGTGCTTTAGCCATGTCTAGGATCGCTTTCGCTTCGTCTAAGTCTTGCTTAGCGTTAGCTGCATCTGTCTGAGAGGCTATACGTGCAGCTTCAATAGTTGAGGATGCCTCGGCCTTCTTAGCATCAAGTTCCAACCTAGCGGCATCAAGCGCGCTATCTGCTTGATCTTTTTGGGCTTTTCTCTGTAGCTCACCTTGTTTCAACTGTAGCTCCATTTGCTGCATCTGAATAAGCGGGTCTTGAGCTTGTTGCTGCGCTTGTTGTTGAGCAGCTTGCTGTTGATGTGTTTGAGTAAGCTGGATAGCCGCTTTAGACTGTAGCTGAGCGAGCTGTACTTCTAGGTCTCTTGGCATTTCTTCATTTGGCGCCGGTAAAGGTGCACCGATACGCTCTTCGATCTGCTTGCGGTACAAGAAAGCTGTATGCTCGGCAATGTGAGCCTGTAGAGACGCCATGATCTGGTTTGCCATTGGGTTCTGCCCAATAGTTTGCATAATCATTGGGTCTTGCATGAAGGCTTGGTGAGTAGCTATATGAGCCTGATGGTCTTGATACATAAACGCTTTAACGGGGTTACCCACAAGAGCATCCATGTTTTCACTGACTGGGTCAGTAGGCCGCATATCGTCCTCTATTGGAACAAGCTTGTCGGCGTTCTTAATACCCAAGACCTCGATCATCTGGCGATGAAGCTGAGGGAGGTCGTATATTTGTGGGGTGGCCTGCGCCATCTGCAACACGGTTTGATATTGGACCACTCGCTGGGCCATTGTGCTGCTGTTGGGATCACTGACGGGAATTACTTCCACCATGGCATAGTCGGCGCGTCGCGCTCGGGGTTCACCACGATCAGGCACGTACATATACTCTTCTGGGGCGTACTCAGCAATGATCTTTCTCAGGAGCTTAAACTCCTGCTTCATTGAGTAGTGCACCCTAGATTGCACCGCAGCCATTGGCTTAAGGGTACGTTCTAAAAGAGCGAGTGTTGTTCCAACAGGTGCATTTGCACTCATGTCGGATATGTTCATGTCTGAGATAGCGCCTAAACGTCGACCTTCTTCGGTGATCTGCTGCAATAATGCTAGTAACGTCTGAGAAGGTTCTTTGTAAGGCAGCGGCATAATATTATCGCGGATGCTGCCAGACGGTACGTCTACATCACGGAATTCGCCCGGACCAATCGGTGTGTCGTCGCCTTTAACTCGTAATCCCCTAGATTTGAGACCACCGGGGAGATTGGATAGGGTTCCAGCGTCAACGAGCTGACGGATAATACTAGTGCCAGCTTTAGCATAACCCCCAATAATGTGAATAAGTCCGAGTCCATAAAATCCAAATCCGGGTACGTAGGCATAATGTACGAAATGTTGACGCTTTAGTGTCAAAGGATCGTCAGGGTTCCAGTTGCGGCGTATAGCCAGAACTTCACCCGTACCCTTCTCAAGCGTTACTACATAAGGCTTAGCTACTTGCAGGTCTTCATCGTCTTCACCATCTACACCGTCAATAACTAGGTCAGCATGGACTTCTAGTATGGTGTAACGGTCATCTGAAGTTAACGAAATCCCCGATTGCTCGGCCTTAGCTTCTTCAATATCTGTAAAAAACGAAACTGGGTCGCCTAAATCTACATCTCGGTAGAAGCCAGCGGCTTGCAGCTTAATCATTTCATTTTTTGTCTTGCGCATTACGTGCGTAACACGCTCGGCGGATTCAATGTTTGATGCACCGTATGGGACAATTACATCTTCAGCGGGGATATATAGGGCTACCTGACGTCCCAAACTGGGGTCAAAGTACACCTTTTTAAACGCAGAACCAGCCAAACCGAGGGAATACAATAACCGCTCATGTTCAGGGCGGTATTCTACCATAACCTCAGTTAATTCGTAATTCATATCCATCTTAACACGGAGAGCTGCGTCTTCTTTTTCTTGGGTAGGCTCGCCAAGAATCTTAGTTTTAACGGGGCCAGCAGCAGGGAACGTCTCGCTCATAGCTTCCGCTTGGAAACGGATAGCGGCTTCCGCCAAAATGTTGCTGTATACGCCACACGCGTTTTCCCAAGGCTCGACTCGCTCCTCGTATTTAAATCCTAGTACATCAAGACCTCGCACATAGCTGTCTGCCCAATCTCTACGGGCTGACGTATCCCCATCAATGGCCTCACAAAGATCGCTAGAAACTTCTTGTAGTTGCTTGTCGTCCAAGTACTCGGCTAGGTTTGCATCGAACGGCGCCATGTCAGCCTCTTCAACCTCTTCACCAAAGCTGATCTCGATGCTGCCATCCTCAAGCTCTACCATAACAGGCATGTCTTCACTTGTGGCTATTGCCATTTCGACCACGGCGTCAGGGGCCATTTCTTCACCCATCAACTCCTCGTCAATGCCTTCGGGCATTCCATACAAACCTTTTTCAATTGCCATTGTCTTATCCTTTAATAGTACCCAGCTCTACGATTCCTATAAGAAGGGTCATCCTCCACCTCATCACTGGGTAGTCTTAAGAACCCGCCTTGCCTAAACCGCATCAACGCCATAATAGTGGAGTCCACGTAGTCATCATGCTCCCCCGCAGGGAAACTCGCAATCTCGTCAATCACTTCTTCCGCCCAACGCTTTTGTGGTGCCCAAACTATTCCCGAAGCAAACATATCTGATACCGAGTTTAGACGGGCCATCTTGTTGTTCGGGTTGTTAGTGGTACCTCGCACAGGGGTATATTCCTGCACTGGGACCCCCATAGCGCGCAGCTCGTAAATAAGCGGCGCTCCCGAGGCTTTTTTCTCCACAATTAGCGAATCAGGCTCATACTCGTCGTACTGCTCCAGAACAAGGCGCTTCAAAGCCGGAAATTCTAGTCTGTCCTTGTACGCATTTATCAATATTAGATTATACGCGTTTGTTTCTTCGTTAAAAAAGACTCCCCACGTCGTACATGCCGAGTAGTCAGCACGGTTGTTAGCCTCGAACGCCGTATCCCATGACTGAAGCAAGAATTCACAGGCTGGCGGGTCGTCCTTCTCCCACTCGTTCCACCACTCACGTTTAATTATCGCTGAGGCTTCTGATGTGGGCTGCTGCTGGTACTGCGCCATCCACTTGCCGTTAGGCAGTTCTTCTTTAAGCGCCGCAAGTTCCGACGGGGGCCAAAATTCAGGCCACAACGGATTGCCTGATGGTAAAATAGCAGGAAACTCAATAACTTCCCACTCTTCTCCGCCTCTTTGTGCTGCGGATTTAAGTACTTGGGCCGTCAAATCCCGCAAAGACCACCGCGTCATAACGATCACGATGGCGCCACCCGGTTGCAAACGCTGTCTAGGACCCGAGGTGTACCACTCGTAGACCTTATCGTATATTTCTGGGTTGGTGTCCGCCATGGCGGCTTCTTGTTCCGAGTGCGGGTCGTCAATAATGAGCAAATCCGCGCCCTTACCAGTTACCGCACCGCCGATACCAATAGCGAAGTAGTCTCCACCCTTGTTAGTGTTCCACCGCCCCGCTGCTTTCGAGTCGCTTTGCAGGGCTAAATCTGGAAAAACCTCGTGGTAGTTCTCTTGATCCACCAAGTTACGTACTTTACGACCAAAGCCTACCGCTAATTCTGCTGTGTGCGACGTCTGAATAACCTTTTTATTAGGAAATTTACCCAAAAACCACGCAGGTAGTAAGTAACTAGCAAACTCAGATTTAGTATGGCGAGGAGGCATATTAATAATGAGGCGCTTACACTCACCACTAGCCACCCGCTCAAACGCCGAAGCCATAATCTTGTGGTGTCTACCACTAATAAACGTCGGCCATACGTACTTAACGAACTCAATGAACTTCTCCTGCACAAGACTCTTGTGCTTGAGCTTCTCCAAATGAGATAACTGGGCTAGTAACTGCTCCTGCTCAGCCACAGACAGCAACGGAAGTATCTGTGGTATATCCTTCAGGGATATGTTTTCAAACGGGTCGGGCTGACTACTCAAGCTCGTCCCCTCCGACTTCTTCCCCCTCAACCTCGCTGTCTTGGACACCTAATAAATCTTCCAGTTCTTCTGCTAGGCTAGGCTGCGTTTCGAACACACCTAGCTCCTCATCCAAGGACTCGGCAAGTGGCACGGTCTCTACCACGTTTGCATTCAGCAGCCGCTTAACTCTGTTCTTAATCTCGTTCTCAAGATCAACAGGGTCCTTATAGTTTATGGTTATCTCACTACGCTCTGTGAATATACCTATGTCGCTATGTTTACCAAGTAACTCAAGGGCTTTCAACTCGTAACGAGCATCCCCGCAGTTAGCGATCTCCATAAGCTTATTCGTAATAGCCGCACGCGCCTGAGCCGCATCCATAGCCAACTGTTGACCATACGTACGCAAAAACGCTGCCGCAGCAAAGGCAGTATTGGGCTGGGATAAATTCTGGGTCTTTTTCTTTTTGACCGCGTCCTCTATGAGACTCTTCTCTTTATCGAGGTCCGCTTTGGGCAGGTCTAGGACAGAACCTAGCGCCTCCTGTAATTCCACAGTATTAGCTGCAACGGCCATCTTCTCTAGCACGGTCGCAGGTTTCTCTCTCCCTAAATCATAGGGAACAGGTTTGTCCTTGGTAGGCTCAATTTTTACATTCGGCATTGTACGCAAGTACCTGAAAGTACTGGATTCGCGGAGTGTATTAGGTTTTATAACAAAGTGCAAGCGACTCGGGTACTGGGAAAAATATAGGGGGGTATTGTTATATTTTTGGGTCCCTTGACGGGGGGTCTTCCTATATATAGGGGGGTGGGGGTCGTAAGTCATTGATTTTATTAAAGAAGGGGGTGGGGTGTTCTCAGGGCGAAGTATCGTTTGTGCGGGTTATTATGCGCGGGGTAGTGCGTACCCTCTTGACCCTAAGTGGGTGTACCCCCAGGGGGTGGGGGAGCGGGGCGGCGGGGCGGGGGACAAAGGGGCGCGGGCTAGTCTTTATGGTAAACTTGACAATGTCTACTCTTTATGGTATAATGAAGGTGCGGGACTTCCGCATAACTTAAACTTAGGAGGATCGAGTTTAGTTTTGACTAAACTCATCGAACGCTTATGACTACATTCAATCAAGAAACAATGCTTAAAGACTTAATCGAGACCGCTAACAAGGCTGACGTTACACTGAAAGAGGCGATGACGAAAGTCGCTGATGAATTCGGGGAAGCTGCAATCGGTAAAGACGGGTTGAAGCGCAACGCATTTCGAAAAGGCGCTAAACTCGAGACGCGACAAAAAGAGGCGAACCGAATCGGACTCTCGCTCGAGCAAGCCGAATCACTAGCGTATATCATCGCGGGCGTGAATAACCATCGCCCAACACTGTGGCAGACGTATCAGATCGCCTACTTCGGACTTCACGCGATCAAGCCGCCGAAGGAACCTAAGCCAATTGAAGTAGGTTCTGATGATGCTAAGCGCGAAGAGCTAAAAGAAGAGCGCGAGTCTACGGTCAAACTCGCTAAGCAATACCGCGATAGTGCTAAGATCAGACGCGCCGAGGCTACCATTGCTCTCGCATCGGGCGATAAGGATAAGGCGGGGAATCTTAAACGCCAAGCCGAAGTATTCGATAAACGCGCAACGGGTGAGAAAGAGAGAGCCAAGGAAATCACCGCGCAACTAGTTGAGTTGAAGACTGGTAACACGAAAGCGCGATTGCTTGATGAACTTATCAAGACTCGAGACAAGATCAAAGCCGCTGGCGTGATTGACGGCGATCTCAACGCGATGACAATCGGTGACCTAATCGACTACCTCGCTTAACCTAACAGCCGCCTCGCAGTTTGAGGCGGCTTTTTTTCGGAGTAAATACTATGGATTCAGAAAGAGAAGTCACAGAAAAATTGATAAAGAAAGCGTTAAAATTGAGAAAGGAAATTGGCGATGTCGCCACGTGGTGCGATAGAGACGAGGTCGGGCGATACGATCTCAACACTCTCATCAATAATCTCGATGCAATGCACAATCCCTCTCGACCCACCATTAAACTTCTACGCTAATCCCCTTCGCTAGACTAAGCCGCCCTCGGGCGGCTTTTTTTCGTCTCGAGTTTAGTCAAAACTAAACTGCCTCCCACCGCCCTCCTCCATCGCACCTTGTCCCTGCCCGTCCCACCACAACCCACCACGCGCCCACGCCGCCGCTTCATCATCACTGTGTGATGATAGTAGTTTTGGTAGCTAGTAGTTTGGTTACCCCTGGCTGTTCCACCATAACACTTTTATAACATTGTAAAAACATAACAATACAAACCGCGAGTCATGATAGTAGTTCAAGCAGTTCGGAGTTTAGTTTTGGCTAAACTGGGGTAATGTTACGTTTTTTCAGGCTTAAAACTAATATGTAACATTAGATAAACAATGTAAGTGTATGATAATACCAGGGTTTCCCCTAATGTTATATTGTTACGTTTTAAAAGTAGTATGCAGGGGAAAGAATCCCTCTTACCCCGTAACAAAACAAACCCCTCTGCACTGTTACAAAAAACGCAGGGGTCTATATATATATACTATTTTTTATAACAATATAACAATAATAGGGAAAAACGTAACGCAGCACAGTAAATACAAGGACCTTGCATTGTTACATTTATTGTTACAAAACCATTTTAAAACGTAACATTGCCCCCAAAACGTAACATTGCCCCCCTGCCTCTCCTTCCATAACACTCAAAATTATTTTATTTATTTTTGTAACAACCACTTGACATTGTATAGTAAGTATGCTATAATTGTTATTCGTTGGTTGGGAAATTTTTATTCCCCGCAAGCGACCCTGAGTTTAGTCAAAACTAAACTCGTTTATCAAAAACGTAACATTGGAGAACTTTATGAACGAAGAAATGCGAAAGATGGCTGAAGGTAAGGACAAGGTATACGAGCGTCTTGCCGAGCGTATGGCGCAAACCAACAACATCAAGCCGAACCATGCAGTAGGCGAGGTGTACAAACCCAACATTCACGACCCGCACGAGATGTATAAGTGGGAAGAGCCTGTGTCTGGTTGGGTGTGGGCAGGGCGCGCATTGTTCTGCTTGGGTTTCTTTGTGGGTATTTATGCCCTCTGTTTACTCACGTTCTTATTCTAAGGGGTAATTTTTATGAATAAATGGAAAGGTGCGGTAATGGTATTAACTGCCCATAAGTATGTGGTGGAAGCTGAGTCCTACGATGAGGCGCGAGAGAAGATCGTTGAGCTGTTCGAGAACGGCGAGCCTCCAATCGCTGAGACAGATGTTTCTTGCTTTACAGAAAGCATACACAAGGAGGACGAGGTATGAACCAAGGTAAGAAACAGTGGCGTGACTGGGACGGCAACTTGAAGTGCGTAGCTGTCCTGTACAACCAGATGACACCCATGGGTAGGCGCAGATTGCATGCCTACTTGGAAGAGCAAACAGCACCAAGCAGTTTAGTCAAAACTAAACTCAACCGTACCAACATCAACCAACAGGAGAATGACGATGGAATATACACTGTATGAACTCAGAGAAATGCTGAACTACATGGACGCACAACTGCAAGACCAAGCGCCCTATTTTGATGACCGTCTGTTGTCTCGCCGCAGGAACATAGCGCAGGCAGTGGCAAACCTTGAAGAGTCAGAGCGAACACTGCGTGAGATCAAGACGGTTACTGCGAGACGTCGAAACGAGACAAACCGAGAAAACGAGAGAGGTGCAACATGGGCTTCCATATAAGTACAGATAGCATGCCTCGTCTTGTTAGTTACAAGCAAGCCGACATTTACGAGCGGCGTATTGAGCCGATCAGGGGTAACGGTAGGAACGCAGGCATTAAACCAATCGGCAAACGCGCCCTCACTCACATGACGATACGCAGGGAACGCAACGTCACTAGTCCAATGGGTAACGTGGGCATGGCGATAATGTGCAGGCTGTATGATACGGACTGTGTGACCTTCTATGAAGACGGTAGTAGTAAGTTGGCTACTGGTGGGTGGGCTACCCAGAGCACGATCATGTTCATAGATGCGCTGCTCGACCCTCACACATGGGTAACAAACGCGCCTCAGAGTGACGGCAAGATGCTGTATAACAAAAACGGCAACAAGAAGTATGTGTGGGAAGGCTCTCTGTACCTCGACCCAGACAGCATACCGCTGAACGACGGTCTATGCGTGGTTCACAGGGTTAACCGCAAGGCTATGAACGAGGTGCGCAAACTCAATGCGCCATTCAGGAAGTACGTTCAGTCTATGGTGAAGGTAGCTTATCACCCCGATGCGCAGATTGGCGTGGTTGACTTCAGGGAGCGGTGCGAGCGCCTGAAAGGCTTGCTAACTCTGGGTGCTGTTGACCGAGGGAACTTTCCTAACTCCAGAAATGCAGACACGCTGTGTAGCATCATGCGCGAGGACAACATCGAGGATTGGGCAGATGCGCTAGAGGCGTTCGCCCTGATGACTATGGAGTCAAGGTGGGACGGCTCGTCCTCTGGTAGGTGGCAGCAGGCTTACTACTACATGCCGCAGCGGGTAATTAAGCTAGTAGACGAGGTGCTCAAGTACGGCTATGCCGATGCTGTGTTCTACGAGGTGGAGCTACCGCGAGGTGAGTACAAACCGAATCCAAACGCTAAGTATGTAAGATAGCAGTTTAGTTTTGACTAAACTCGATTAACCGTAACAACCAACTAACTAATGGAAATAAAATTATGAACTCAACTATTATGCAAGAACGCTCAACAGTAACTCTAACAGAGGCTCCTGCTTTGATTTCAGCGGCAGCCCAGAATAAATTCCGTCTGGTAGGAGAGCCAGGTGTAGGCAAGACTAGCATCGTGGCGGAACTATCACGCATCACAGGTTATCCCTATGCGATCATTGATGTACCCAACATGGGCATTGGTGACGGCGCTATCCCGATACCCGACATGGAGACGCAGACGCTTAAGTATTATCCCAACGCTCGTTTCCAACTGCACAAGGGCAAGCCTGTCATTATCTGCCTTGACGAATTCACCAAGGGTTCGGACGAGGCGAAGAACACACTGCACCCACTGCTCGAAGTGAAAGACCCACGCCTCGGTGACACACCACTGCCTGAAGGTAGCATCGTGTTCATGACAGGCAACCTTGAGTCTGATGGTGTAGGTGACAGCCTCAAAGCACACAGCAAGATGCGCATTACTACGATAGAGATATGCAAGCCTGACTATGAGGAGTGGTTGCTCTGGGCAGCGGCTAACGGCATCGACCCCATTGTTATGGCTTGGGTGAATCGTACACCCGACTGCCTCGCTTCTTACTTGGATGCAGGACAGCAGAACAACCCATACATTTTTAACCCGTCCATTGTGGGACAAGGTTCTGTGGTAACGCCAAGAACGCTAGAGCTGGCTAGTAACTTAGTGAAGGTTCGCCACCTGTACAGTCGCAATGCGTTGCTTGTTGCGTTGAGGGGTACGATAGGTGCGGCTGCGGCTGAGTCACTGATGCACTTCATCAAACACCACGAGAGCATGACCCCTTGGAGTGAGATCAAAGCTCACCCTAGAACAGCGCCACTACCTCCGAATGTGGGTGCGTGTGCGGTACTGGTGTTCAGTGCAGTGGAGCACATCAAAGACAAGGAAGACCTCGATTCGTTCATGACCTACATAAGCAGGAAGGACGCAGGGTATGACACTGAAGAGTTCCAAGTGCTATTTGGTGTGAGCCTAGCAGGTCCGAACTCTACCGATGCCAAGCGTAGGCTTGCCTTTACCTCACGTGCGTTCGCCGAGTGGGCTGCTCGCAACCAAGACTTACTGTAATAGGAGAGAGATTATGTACACGACAGATGACCAGAGGGAACGAGCCTTCAAGCGCAAGCGCATCGAGATCATGCGCAGTGAGAAGTTTATCGAGCTTGGTCCGCTCATGATGACAGGCAAGAGGGAGTTCACCCGAGATATACCCACTGCATGCACCAACGGCAGGGACGAGAAGTACAACCCTGACTTTATCTTTCAGTGGGGTGACAAGGGTGCAGGGTTCATCAACTTGCACGAGAACGGTCACAAGGCGGGTAGGCATCTTGAGATATACGAGCCACTGAGAAGGCTATGCCCACGCACAGCGAACGAGGCTATGGACCACTGGATAAACCTCAACATAGTAGCGGCTGACCCACACGAGGAGATTGTAGCTATGCCTCGTGACGAGCAGGGTAACCCGATAGGTTGCTACGACAAACGGTTCACTGACATGCCGATCAAGAAGATATTTGAAATCTTGTACGCCGAGAAGTCGCAGGATGATGACGAGGGTGACGGCGAAGGTGGTGGAGGTAGCAGCTTAGATGACCACGACTGGGAAGGCGCTAAGGGTATGACAGCCGAGGAGAAGGAAGAACTCAAAGCTGATATTGGTAGCGCGATACGCCAAGGTCTCATGGCTGCGAAGAAAGCAGGTAAGGGTACGTCTGGTGGTGCGTTCGATCTAGGCTCGTTGCTTGCACCGCAAGTAGATTGGGTTGAGCAGATGAAACACTTTATCCGAGCGGCGTGTACTAAACCTATCAAGGCTAGCTTCGCTCGCATAGACCGTAGGGCATGGGTCACTTCTAGAATTGTGTTACCTATCTTGCGTGGCAACTGTGTTAAGGAGCTAGTAGTTGCGCCTGATGTATCTGGCTCGATGTTCTTCGATAACTCGTTCGAGATATGTATGTCTGAGATCGAGGGGCTAGCCCAACAGCTAGATGTGGCGAAGATACACCTGATCTACTGGGACGGTTCCGTATGTGCGCACGAGGAGTATACAAGCAGCACCTTCAAGAACTGGCGCACTCTGACTAGACCTCATGGTGGAGGCGGTACAGACCCGACCTGTGTAGCTGACTATCTACGCGAGAATAAGATCAAGCCTGATGCAGCCGTCGTGCTGACTGACGGTGAGGTAATGGGGTGGGGCAGATGGGACTGCCCTGTGCTGTGGGCTATACACAACAATCACAATGACATCGTTGCCCCTGTGGGCAAGACAATCAAACTGGAGCGAAGACTATGAACTTCATAATAGACGTGAACGACAACAAGTATGTAGTAGATGCAGACAAGCTGAAGAGCATAACCGAGTTGCTTTCTGGGTGTCTGATGTTCAGTAAAGAGTACAACAGGGGTGAGGACGGAGGTGATTCGTTTTACACCTACCACGCTTTTGAGCAAGACGTTGAGTCTAGCATGCAGTCGGTACAGGTTATATCCGATGCGACACTCGCGGTAGCTAAGCTAGCAGGGCGCAAGAAGTAACAACAAACCAACGGAGTTTAGTTTTGACTAAACTCCTATTCAAATTTTATGGAGAAAGATTATGAGCATTTCATCAAGCGCAGTATTAGTACGTCTTAGTATTTCCACTTGGACAGGTAGGAAAGTAGACAAGCACCAGAGCGAGAATGTTTCCGTTGCCACTGGTGCAGACAAGAAAGCAGGCAAGTACATCAAGGACACTATGGTTGGCTCTACTCATGTAAGCCAACTAAACAAGTTCGCCAACAACTCTCGTAACGAGTACACCATACGCACGTTACCTTGGGACGACATGGGGGATAGACTTCTAACTACCAGTCTGTTGCTGCCATTCAAGTCAGACTTCAATGGTAAGCGTGACGAGTTCTGGCGGCGCCGCGATTATATCTGTGACCACTACGAAGAGCTGAAGCAAACGGCGGCTAACTATTTGGGAGCCATGTACAACCCAGACGATTACCCATCGGTTGACGAGGTTTACAGTAAGTATGACTGGAAGTTAACCATCAAAGCTGTACCTGACAGCGGGCACTTGTACCTAGACCTGCCCGCTGAGGACATGGAAGAGCTGCGAGCTTCGTTAGACGCAGAGAACCAAGAGAAGACCAAGCATGCGATGGACACTGCGTGGCACAGAATGCACAAGATGTTAGTGGGTATGAGTGAGAAGCTGACCGAGACAGACGACGATAAGCAGAAGAGATTCTACGACAGCTTCGTCAGTAACCCGAAAGACCTGTGTGACATTCTTACACATCTTAACATAACCAACGATCCAGAATTGGAACGAGCTAGGGTTATGTTAGAACGTACAATAACAGGCGCAGACATTGATGTGATAAAAGAATCACCCGCTATTCGTGAGGATATGAAGACTAAGGTTGATTCCATTCTTAAACAATTCGATTGGTAGGAGGCAGACATGCAAAACGTATTCACTCGCGAACATGACAGGAAGAAAGTTTTTGGCGTTGCAGCCGCAGACAAACTGACACACGACTTGCTTTATAATTTTATAGACCGCGTAGCTCACGCTTTCCCCAACTTAACCTTTGAAGTATGGGGTGCTAGAAGAGTAGATGTAACTGACGTGTACGGGCACCAAGTCGGCACAGTCGAGGTAGATTTTATAGGTCAATATAATCGGATGGTGTTGGTCCTACGGTCTCCTCGTATGACAGACAAACGCAACAGGAAAGCTAAGACCGCTGAGCTAAGCAAAGCAGTAAAGATGTTTGCAAAATACTTTAGACCAAGCACAAGCGAAGAACTGATGAATATTTATTCTAATAGATTTCGTAACGTGACGGGACATGCTTACAACCAGACGTTAGGAAAATTGCGCGATGTAATGGAGGAACCTCTGTATAACTTCTTCCAAACAGCTACCCAGGAGAGGCGTCAGGAACTTTACTCCCTGCTCGCTCTACCAGAAGATAAGCTAAGCGCAATAGAGGCTCAAGCATTGCAGTACTTCGATCATTGTACCTTGTTAAATATGTCTGAATGCGCTGTGCTATTAAAAACCCCAACAGGGTATTTGGTTAAGCGTTCCACTCCAGAAGGTATTGTCAATGCCCCTGTTGAACGAGCCGAAGAAGTTCCCCCTGAGTATAGAGCACAGATAGGACTGCTGAAGTTAGCTTCACACAGAGAGTTCATACCCAACGTAGGGATTAAATTATCTGATTCAACGGTAGCTGTAGAAAGTTACTTATGTGTAAACCGCCAACCAGTTTAGTTTAAACTAAACTCTTCCCCCCAAAGCCTCGCCTCGTGCGGGGCTTTTTTTCGCCCCGAAAAAAGTATTGACACTGTAAACCCTCTACGCCATAATACCCCCATGGCAAATACCCCAGAAAAGAAAGTCAAAGATAAAGTCGTGAAGATTCTTAAGTTTCATGGCATTTATTATTTTTTCCCCACTACGTTTGGCATGGGACGCAGCGGCGTACCAGATATTATTTGTTGCTTTAACGGTAGCTTTCTCGCTGTCGAGTGCAAGGCAGGCAAAGGTAAGACCACTGCGCTACAAGAGATGGAGATAGCTGCTATCCGCAAAGCGGGAGGCACTGCCTTTGTTATAAACGAAAACAATATAAACGAGATAGAGGATTTTATAAATGCAACCCTTAAAATTTGATGACGCGATGATGGTAGCAGACGGCAGTATATTAGAGTGCCCCGCATGTGGGGGTGAGAACTTACACCAAGAACGTGTGGACTCTTGGTTCAGAGAAGAAGATGCGCAGAAGGGACTGTATACATCTGCTATGAAGGACGGCGGTTGTTTTGTTACACCAGAATTGCACGGCAACCCAAGCGATAGAAGAGATGGGTTAACCATAACATTTAGTTGTGAGACTTGTGAGGACTTGCCCGTACTTTCAATAGTCCAGCACAAAGGTCTTACGCTCGTGGGTTGGTTGTAATGAAAGTAATAACTCTGGACTTTGAGACCTACTACGACCGAGCTTACAGCCTGTCTAAACTCACGACTGAAGAGTACATACGGGACGAACAGTTCGAAGTCATCGGAGTTTCCGTTCAGATTGATGATAGTAGTAGTAGTTCTAGCACATGGTTCTCAGGAAACGAAAAAGAAACGCGGGAATTTTTAGAGCAGTTTGATTGGGAAAACTCTTTAACTGTTGCGCACAATGCTATGTTTGATATGGCTATTCTGAGTTGGCGTTTTGACATAAAGCCTGCTCGGATTGCGGACACGCTGTCGATGGCTCGGGCAATACATGGCACTCAAGTAGGCGGTAGCCTAAAGGCACTCACTGAGTATTACGGCATCGGTAAGAAAGGCACAGAGGTTCTCAATGCTTTGGGCAAACGCCGTGTGGATTTTACAGAAGAAGAGCTAGATGCGTACGCAGGGTACTGTAAGAACGATACGGCTATTACTTATAAGTTGTTTAAGTGCCTGATGGCTGAAGGGTTTCCCGTAGAGGAACTCAAGCTTATTGACCTGACCCTAAGAATGTTTACTGAGCCAGTGCTAGAAGTAGGCTCCTTCTTATTAGAGAGTCATCTAGAAGAACTCAAGGAGAAGAAGGCAGAGTGGTTAGGTAAGGCTGAGGTAACACGCGAACAGATAATGAGTAACCCGCAGTTTGCCGAGCTACTCAAAGAGCAAGGTGTGGTTCCCCCCACTAAGGTCAGTCTTACCACAGGTAAGGAGACGCTAGCCTTTGCAAAGACAGACGAGGCGTTCCAAGCACTTAAAGAGCACGAAAACCCCATAGTTCAGATACTTGTTAGTGCACGTTTAGGGGTAAAATCCACAATTGAGGAAACTCGGACAGAACGGTTTATCAACATCGGTAATCGAGGCACGCTCCCGATACCTTTACGTTACTACGCTGCTCACACAGGCAGGTGGGGAGGCGACGACAAGATAAACATGCAGAACCTACCCCGAGGCTCGATACTCAAGAACGCTATGCTAGCCCCACACGGCTATGTGTTTTTAGATTGTGACTCCTCACAAATTGAAGCAAGAACCTTGGCATGGCTCGCAGAACAAGATAATCTGGTGGGTACGTTTGCCCGAGGTGAGGATGTGTACAAGGTTATGGCTTCCTCTATATACGGTAAGCCAGAGGACGAGATCAATAAGGACGAGCGGTTCATAGGTAAGACGACGATCTTGGGGTGTGGCTATGGCATGGGAGCTGCGAAGTTCCAAGCCCAACTGAAGTCTATGGGGGTAGAGCTTGCCCAAGATGAGTGTGAAAGGATTATACGCATATACAGAGGGGCTAACCCTGCTATCACACGGTTGTGGCAAACCTGCAACGACGCACTTACCGCTATGGTAAGAGATCAAACCGTAACACTAGGTAGAGGGAGCTTGCTCAAGGTGGAAGGCAAACGGGGTATAAGACTGCCCAACGGTCTATATATACAGTACCCCAACCTGCGCCAACGTGTAGACGAGGAGACTGGTAGGAAGGAGCTAGTCTACGATACCAAGAGGGGTAGGGCAGTTATACCCAACCGTATCTATGGTGGGAAGGTGGTGGAGAACCTATGCCAAGCCCTTGCTAGACTCATAATCGGGCATCACTTGTTGTTGATAAACAAGAAACTCAAGGTGGTCATGACCGTGCACGATGCGGTAGGCTGTATAGCCCCCGAACAAGAAGCTGAAGAAGCTATGGACTATATATACCACTGCATGAAGCAGACGCCAGAATGGGCAGAGGGCTTACCCTTGGACTGTGAAGGCGGGTTCGGAGCTTCATACGGAGAATGTTAGTGGAGTGTTGTTACCCCAGCGGGCGGTGGGTAGGTTTGTTCATAGCCAGAAAACACCCGCAGTGTATAACAAGCATATTAGCCCTCTTTTCGCACGGAAGGAAGGTCCTCCAGCTTGTGTGTACACCGGCTAGCCCACGCTACGGGCTTCTACTAAGGAGATAATTATGAATGATAAAGACCCAGTGATCGTGGACTTAGATAGGTACCTAACTACGCTAGAAGAAGATTACGAAGACCCGTACGACAGAGAGCGAGCGCGTCAAGAGTACCTAGCAGACCAAGAAGACTCGATAGATGACGACTATTGATTCTTTAAACGCCTACATACAGGCAAAGAACTCAAGCACGGATACGTTGCTTGCTAAAGGAGATGGGTATTTCTACTTCACAGAAGGCGAGGGCGAGATACTCATTGACTGCCTAACACGTTGCACTTACAGGCAATGGTGCGCGATGATTGACCAATACATAGAGCCTGACTTTTAAGGGGGATACTATGAAAGATTATAGGCTAGAAATAAAAATAAAAAATAACTACCTGTTTACTAAGATGAAGGAATACGGGATTGAAAATGCTGCGCAGTTAGCTAGGGCTATAGGTTCAAACCCCTCTGCCGTAGGATATTATTTAAACCTAACTAACCCCCCATATACAAAGAAGGGGGAGCTAAAGGAATTAGCTAAGAAACTATGCGACTTCTTTTATTGCGACATTGAAGACCTATTTCCAGCAGAGCATTTAGAAAACGCGCTAGACAAAAACATTGTAGTTACGGAAAAGAACAAGCACGAACTATTACCTTCGAGGATGTTAGAGACAGATGATCCCTCCGTAGTTCTTATAGAACAAGAAGTTACGCAAGGTGTGGACTACCTCGTGTCTAAGCTTTTGAACGATAGGGAACAAAAAGTAATAGCTTTGAGTTTTGGGTTAAGAGATGAAGAACCTCGCTCATTAGAGGCAATAGGAGAATTACTTGGAGTTTCGCGTAACAGAGTTGGACAGATACAAAAGAAAGCGCTTAGAAAACTAGGAGCGCCTTTCAACAGAGATTTATTTGAGCCTTTTATGAAACCTTCACATTTTGCCGCACTTTCAGAGCGTACTAAAGAGAAACTTAAACGTCAGGCAGAAGAGAACGAACGACTCCTCCAAGGGTTGGAGATACTACACCAGACAATACAAGAACTTAAATTGGGAAAAGCAAATGACTACTAGGGCAGAGGTATTAAAAACTATAGAAAAGATTGAGTTAGACCTTGCCGAAACGTTGAAGCGCCCCACGGTTATGCAACGGTTAAAATTCTTTTTGTCCCACAAGACAATATCCTCGTGGCGAAAGAACTCTATTAGGATAAAAGCAGAACGCAAAGAAAAAGTAAAAAAGCTAAGAACCAGAAAAGAAAACCTATTAAAAGCCCTGAGCATTTGGTTAGATGCGGGGGATATTATCGGCAAGTACGAAACTAAAAGGGAAACACATGAGTGGTAAAGGTAGCAGACGTAGACCCCTGCTTATCCCTGCTAAAGACTTCGGGGAGAACTGGGCAAAAATCTTTGAGAAACCAAAACAGAAGGAAGAAGAGAATGATATACGCACAAATGGCGAAGCCGACCGACCCACTGCCGAAGGAGACAGCCCTACAGAAACAAACGGGCGGGACGCATTATAAGAACATGACTATCCAACCTGCTGAGTATGCAGAGAAGAACGGCTTGTCACTACTAGAAGGTAACGTAGTAAAGTATATAACTAGATGGAAGTTGAAAGGGCAACCCTTAGCGGACTTAGAGAAAGCTAAACATTGCATCGACCTGCTAATCGAGATACATAACGTCAAATGAAAATAACAATAGAAGTAGATGGTACTGACGCCGAAGAGATTATGGCTATGCTACAACGTGCAAGCGAAGCGGTGGAAAAGCTAGAAGCCATACTTCAGGAGTTCGAAGATGCTGATAAAGTGTAACGCCGCAGACCATCTGTATTTGATTGACGACGACCCTGTGCGAGCGAAGTTATTTGAGGACAACAGTGTGCGGTTTGAAGACCCGTTCCATGTGTACGCAGAAGTAAACGACGAGACGGGGGAGATAGCCGCAGTTGTTTGCACAATCATCTGTAAGTTTGTGCCGCAAGATGAGTACCAGTTAAAACTTATTGCTATGGGTAATCTCGAACAGATTGAAGAAGAGCTTAAAGAACGTGAAGAACTACATGGGGCACTTGGTACGGTATTGTGCCCCTACTCAATATGGTCATACCAGAAAGGACACGGAAAGAAATTAATCAACAACCTATTAGAAGCGGCACCTATAATGCACCCAGAGATAGACGCAGTAATAACTATGTCGCCCCATACGGATACAGCATTGCGGTTTCACATGCGTAACGGAGCAGCAATATTTTCCACCAACACTAAATGTGTTAACTATGAATATGAGGTAGAAGATGTCTTACTCCACTGAAACACTTGAGGGTAGTTTATCCATGCCAGAGAAATGCGAGTGCAACAAAGCTTCGCCTTCGAAGATATGTCGTAGACCTTATTACGACGCTTTTGATAACTGTTTAATTTGTTCTCATGACAGAGCCTGCCATAGGGACGAAGAGGAGGAATAGATTATGTTTGTTAATCTACAGCAAATAGCTAAGCAGCATTATGTTAAACCGGATGACGTAGAAAAAGTAGCAAAGATATTCGATGTAACTAAGCGGGCGTTTAGTATCGCATTGCTAGAGGCGAGATGGGATTCTTTCGACCATGAAACCCGTGTACGAGCAGCAAAAACTATACGGTGTTTAAAAACCAAAAGGTTTTTCAGATGATTACCCCTGCTCTTATGTGCGTCGCTATGGCGGTGTACTTTGAAGCAAGGGGCGAGCCGACAGCAGGACAAATTGCGGTAGCCCATGTAATCAAAAACAGAATTGAAGACCCACGTTACCCAGATAATGCGTGTGACGTGGTTAAGCAAGGGTACTACTGGAATGGTGTGCCCATAAGAAACAAGTGCCAGTTTAGTTTTTATTGTGACGGTAAATCGGACGACCCGAAGAATAAACAGGCATGGTTTAACGCGTTATACATTGCGCACTTGAGTGGGTTCGTACCTGATATTACAGATGGCGCGACCCATTACCATAGTATAAAGGTGTTTCCTGAATGGGCTTACACTGGAGAAGTTACAACCAAGATACACAGGCATGTGTTTTATACAGGTATTAACTAGTGACCACGACATGGATTAATGTTTTAACCCCAGAACAAAAAGAAGAACAGCGCAAAGAGATAGCAAAGCAGATAGAAGAATATTTAGCCAAAGGCGGGAAAATAACCCAGTGCCCGCGCAACGCTTACACAGACTTAGATGTAGAGGGGAAAATTAAACGCGTGCAAAGGGAGAAAATAAATGAAGTTTAAAATACTTAACGACGTCCCTATCCCCGAGCGAAAGACGGGACCAGAATCTAAATTTGACCCTTTGCTTACGATGAAAAAGGGACAATCTGTTGTTGTAAAAACCTTAAACGACGCCAAAGCAGTACAGATGTTATTCAGTCGCCACAATATGCTAGCTACAATGCGCAAGCAAAGAGATGGCACTTACATGCTTTGGAGAATTTTTTAATGTACGAATACGACTGTAAGATCGTTCGTGTTGTTTTTGGAGATACATTAGATGTTGATATTGATCTTGGCTTTGATACTTGGCGCTGCAACCAGCGCATATATCTTTATGGTATTGATATTCCAGAGTGCTGCGCGAGAGATGCAGAAGAGAAATCTGCCAAATTCTTGGCAAAGGAGTTTGTCGAGGAGACACTGCACGTCGGAGGAACGTACAAACTAATTATCCGAGAGAAAGACGAGTTCGGATACTTCGGTGTTATAATGTTGAGCGACAAAACTTCAGTTAACGCCGCACTAGTAAGTGAACACTTAGCTGTACCGCACTACGGGCAAAGCAAACAAGAAATAGAAGATGCGCACGTGGCTAACTATGAAATTCTAAAAGAGAAAGGTCTCCTATGACAGCTTGGTCTTACAGCAGTTTAAACACGTTCAAACAATGTCCCAAGAAATACTACCATTTACGAATCATCAAGGATGTTAAAGACCAAGGCAGCACAGCTACTGTATACGGGCAAGAAGTGCATAGGGTAGCGGAAGAATTTATACGGGACGGGGTACAGGTACCTAAAAAGTACGCATTTATAAACGGCGTATTAGATGCACTAAACAAAATAGAAGGCGAGAAACTTTGCGAATTAAAGTTGGGCGTCGCTAAAACTGAGGACGGGTACGAACCTGTAGATTTCTTTGCCGATAATGTGTGGTGGCGTGGTATAGCAGACCTCGTAATAATAAACGGAGATACCGCACATTCTATAGACTACAAGACAAGCAAGAATGCGAAGTACGCGGATACTAAGCAGCTAGACGCTGTAGCTGCCGGGCTGTTCACCCACTTCCCAGAGCTTAAGAAAATTAAATCCGCTCTAGCCTTTGTGGTTAGTAAAGAGTTTATACAGAAAGAACACGTAGTAGAAAAGAAGGAAGAGTACTTTGGTGCATTTGAACCGGACCTAGAACGGCTAGAAGTAGCACAGGAGTCTGGTGTATGGAATGCAATTAGCGGCCCTCTGTGTGGATGGTGTCCGGTAACTAAGTGTGAACACAACAGGAAACGATGATATGGCTAAGCAAAGAGATTACAAAGCCGAGTACGCTAAGTACCAAGGCACCGAAGAGCAAAAGAAAAAACGCGCTGAGCGCAACGCTGCCCGCCGCAAAGCTGAGCGAGAAGGTAAAGTAAGTAAAGGTGACGGCAAGGACGTAGCGCATAAGAAGGCTATGGACAAGGGTGGTAAAAACTCTGACGGCACTAAGGTAGAGACAGCGAGCCGCAACCGTTCCTTCAAGCGAGATTCCAAGGGCAACCTTGTATCTGAAACCAGTAAGCGTGAGCGCAAGAAGACGTCTAAAGCATGAGAATAGTTAAAGATAAGGCGCTAGTTCTCAAGACTCGGCGCCCAGAGTTAGTCACGGATAAAATAAAGAACTGCAAACGAGTCGGTGAAAAGGACGGTTTTGTAGAGCTAGCGGTTAAGTGGGAGTATGAAGAAGCTTCTGCTCTTGCTGAGTTAGGCGCTAAAGAAGTGCCGTCTCCTATGCTTAGAGACTACGAATGGACTGGCAAGCTAACGCCCTTTGACCACCAGAAAGAAACCGCATCATTCCTAAGCCTGTACAAGAAAGCGTTCTGTTTTAACGAGGCAGGTACGGGAAAGACGGCATCGGTTATCTGGGCAGTAGACTACCTCATGAAACTGGGCTTGGTGAAGCGCGTGCTTGTCGTGTGCCCGCTTTCTATTATGAAGTCCGCTTGGCAAGAAGACTTATTTAAGTTCGCCATGCACCGTAGTTGTTCAGTTGCACATGGCTCCGCTACTACAAGAGAGAAGATAATCAACGCCGGTTCTGAGTTTGTCGTAATAAACTTCGACGGCGTTGCCGTGGTGAAAGACACGATCTTGCGAGGCAACTTCGATCTCATCGTAGTGGACGAGGCTAACGCATACAAGAACTCGCAAACCAATAGATGGAAAGTAATGCGGGATTTGTGTAAAGGAATTGACAGGTTGTGGATGCTAACTGGTACACCGGCAGCGCAATCTCCTCTAGATGCCTACGGCTTAGCTAAGTTAGTAAGCCCACACCGAGTACCTAAGTATTACACTCCCTACCGTGATGCAGTCATGTATAAGGTGGCGCAGCACATCTGGCGTCCTAAGCCTAATGCGGACAAGATTGTGCATAAAGTATTGCAGCCTGCAATTAGGTTTGAGAAAGATCAGTGCCTAGACTTGCCGTCTGTTGTTTCTGTAGAAAGAGAAGCCCCGCTTACTGCGCAGCAAGAAAAGTATTATAAACTCCTTAAAAAACAAATGACTATGCAGGCAGCAGGTGAGCAGATAACTTCTGTAAACGCCGCTACTAACTTAAATAAGTTGCTGCAAATATCAGGAGGTGCGGTCTACTCGGACGATAGAGAAGTTGTGCAGTTCGATGTGAAGAATAGACTTAATGTAGTACTTGAGGTTATCAACGAAGCTCCGCATAAAGTATTGGTTTTTGTTCCTTTTACGCACACGATAGATTTGCTAAAGGACTTTCTAAACAAGAACAAAATACCGTCGGAAATCATCTCGGGTAAGGTTACGTTAAACAACCGCAGTAAAATTTTCAAAGACTTCCAAACCAAAGCTGACCCGCAAGTACTTATCATACAACCACAAGCTGCATCGCACGGACTTACCCTGACAGCGGCGGATACTATAATTTGGTACGCCCCTGTAACTAGCGTAGAAACTTACTTGCAAGCCAATGCCCGTATAGACAGGCCGGGGCAAAAGCACAGTATGACCATCGTGCACATACAAGGTAGTGAGGTTGAGGCTAGGCTGTACGCGATGCTGAAAAACAATGTTCTTAACCACAACAAGATTGTAGAACTTTATAGAAAAGAAATAGAATAACTGTTGACATTGTCTATCCAAATGGTATTCTCTCTATCCCCCTTATTGGAAGGAAGGAGCAATGGAAGACAAAACAGCAGGAAAGATGGTGGCAGCGTACATAAAACTACGCGAAGCCATCCAAGCAAAAGAAGACGAGATAAAAGCACTAAAAGAAAAACAGGCACTCGTTAGTGCCAGCATGCTAGACCTATGTTCCAAGGAAGATATAGATAGCATAAAGACTCCCTTTGGTACGCTGACCCGCAGGGTTTATTCCTCCTACTGGACTAGCGATTGGGACCAAATGTATAAGTTCATCGCAGAAAACGATGCTTATCATCTACTAGAGAAACGAATTCATAACGCCCACATGAAAGAGTTTCTCGAAGAAAACCCCGACGCACTGCCTATCGGACTGCAATCAGACCGTAAGTATGCTGTCTCTATACGTAAACCAACTAAGAAATAGGAAATCTTATAATGAGTAACAATGTTTCAATTTTTACAGGACAAACCGGCGTGTCTACAGAGCGCCGCCAAAGCGCCTTGGCACAAAAGCTTGCCACTACTTCTACAGTAAGCAACCGCCGCATTCAGGCTAACATCAACGGCACGTTTAAGAAGATGGTTAACGGAGAGCAAGTTGGTAACGCTATCCGAGGTGAGTTCAATGCTATTGTTGTTGGCATGCTGACTAATGTCTCTCGCATCTACTACAAGGAAAAGTTCGACCCCAACAAAGAAGCTACGCTACCTAACTGCTGGTCAAACAACGGCGACAAGCCTGAAGCAGGTGCATCCGACCCACAGCATGGTAACTGCGCAGACTGCCCTAGAAACATAAAAGGCTCGGGTGATAATGGCGGTAAAGCTTGTCGCTACCAACGCCGAGTTTCTCTAATGCTTGAGGGTGATGAGTCTGGCACAGTGTACCAGTTTAACATCCCAGCAAAATCTCTGTTCGGTAAAGGCACTGGCAACATCCACCCTTTCGAAAGCTACGTTAAGTTCCTCGTAAATAACGGCATGTCACCTGACCTCGTTGTAACTAACATAAGCTTCGACAGCAACGCAGAAACTATGGAGCTAGTATTCTCTCCAGTACGCGAGGTCAGCGATGCAGAATATGCGCTAGTTTTGGCGGCACAAGAACGCCCTGAGACCGAGATGTACACTAAGCTCACTGCTGCGCAGACTGATGGAGTAAGCAAAACTCCAAAGCTTGATAAGCCTGCACCTGTAGTCACGCGTTCCGAAGAACCTGAAGAGGAAGAAGTAGCGGAGCCAGTAAAGCGTACTAAGAAGAAGGAAGAAGAAACTCCTGCGGCTGAAAGCGAAGACCCGCTAGCATCTATTATTGACGAGTGGGGGAGTGAAGACGCCTAATGAGTTACGGATATAGCCTAAAACTTATGGAGTTAAATAAGGCTGCCGACAAAAAGCTTCTTGGCGTTTACTTTGGCGCGGTGTGCATCAAACACGATGTGCCCGTTGCCGAAGTGGCTAAGAAATTAGATGTCAGCCGTCAAGCCGTCTATAACTGGTTTGCAGGAGTTTCCAATCCTAAAGCCCCAGTAGCAATGAAGATAGAAAAATTCATAGCAAAGTTGGAGCAGTAGCCTAATGGAAAACGCAGACCTCATAGACCTAGTACGCCCTGCGGGTGGGTGGTACGGTTTTCTTGCGGTCAAAGATAAGACTACAACGCGTCAGTTTATGGTGGAAACCAGAGAGGAACTAGACGCCGAGATAGAAAAATATGTAGCAGATAGATGGTGCGTATTCTTTGCTTTGGCAAAGTTTGAAAACGGTAAGAGCCGTACACAAGATAACGTCGAGTCTCTCAAGTCATATTGGGTAGACATAGACTGTGGACCAAACAAGTCCTTTGCGGACGAAAAAACTGGCAGGCCAAGTGGGTACGAAACACAACAAGACGGACTAGTAGCACTACGTAAGTTTTGTTTAGACGTCGGACTACCGAAGCCAATGCTGGTTAACTCGGGTAACGGGCTGCACGCTTATTGGCCTTTGGCTGAGGATGTGCCTAGGGATGAGTGGACACTGGTAGCTAAAAGACTTAGGCAGCTCTGCATAGATAAAGAGTTCTATATAGACACTAAGGTATTTGAGTCTGCTAGGGTGTTACGTCCACTCAACTCTTTTAACTTTAAAGGAGACGCTGACGGGGTAGAGCCAAAGCCGGTTAAGCTTATAAGCGTAGTAGACCCCATTCCCTTCGGTGTTATCCGAGATATTGTAGGGGTATCGCAAGGGGAAACAGTAAAGCCTAGGCGACCTATGTCTGCCATGGGCAAAGCGTTAATGCAAAACAACGACTCCGTGTTCTCTAAGATCATGCAGTTAACTGGTAAAGGAGAAGGGTGCAATCAACTCGCAGCCTGCTACACCGACAGGGCTACCCTCGCAGAACCGCGTTGGTTCGATGCCCTATCCATTGCTAAGTTTTGTTCTGACCGAGACACGGCGATACACAAGCTGTCTGAAGGGCACCCAGACTACGACTATGCGCTAGTAGAGAAAAAAGTACTGGGCATAAAAGGCCCACACAGTTGTGTCGAGTTTGAGATAAATAACCCCGGCGGGTGTGAGGGTTGCCCGCACAGAGAAAAGATTAAGAGTCCTATATCTCTGGGTCGTGTCATTGCTAGAGCCAAAAGCTCTACGGTCACGGTTGCTGTAGAAGGCGAACTGGTAGAAGAGCACAAGATACCTACTCTCCCTGATGGTTACTTCCGAGGTGCTAACGGGGGTATATACAAAGAAGGAGAAAACGGCGACGACGAAGACGAAGCTTCTAAACCTAAGCTCGTATACGACAATGATTTGTACGTAGTTAAGCTTATGGAAGACCCTATAATTGGGTTCGTCGCAGTGCTCAAGCACCACTTACCAAAAGACGGTGTAAAGGAATTTGTAGTATCTAACACAAAGCTTACCGAGCGTGGTGAGCTGCGTAAAGAACTAGCTAAGTACGGCGTAGTCGGCAACGAGACTCGTCATAAGTATATAACGGAGTACTTGTTGGCTTTTATTAGAGAGCTTCAACATGTGAACAAGGCACAGATTATGAGATCGCAATTTGGATGGGCTGATAACGACAGCGTATTTATTGTAGGCGACAGGGAAATAAAAGCTACGGATACTTACCATAGCCCCCCTGCTAGCGCCATTGCTAATATGGTTCCTTACTTCCAGCCGAAAGGCTCATTGGAAAGGTGGAAAGAAGTTTTCGAGCTGTATAGTAGGGAAGGACTCGAAGTGCAGGCGTTTGGTGCACTGTCTGGTTTTGGTGCCCCACTACTAAAGTTTACTGGGCAAAAGGGTGCGGTAATAAACTTTATCCACTCCGACTCAGGCACGGGCAAGACAACAATCTTGCGTATGGCTAATAGCATATTTGGTGATCCTGAAATGCTGCTTGGCACGCCTGACGATACCGATGTCGGAAAGATATTGAAGATTGGTTTCTTGAATAACATAGTTAACACCATGGACGAGATAACCAACATGAGTCCGGCTGACGCATCAAGAACGCTGTATGCTTACTCACAAGGTAGGGGTAAAGATAAAGCAAAGGCTAGTGCAAACGAGCTTCGGGAGAACAGCATAACGTGGAGGACAATCTCCATAGCAAGTTCTAATGCGTCGTTCTACGAAAAGCTTGGCGTACTTAAAAATAACCCTGATGGCGAAATGATGCGTCTACTAGAATTTAAAGTTCCTTACACGGCAGAACCTATTATCTCTACTCAAGAAGGAAAGGACATACTAGATCACATGTTGAATAGTAACTACGGAGTAGCTGGGGAAGTTTATATGCAGTATGTAATAGGCAACCTAGAAGAAGTAAAGGACCTTATCTTTAAGGTGCAAGCCAAGATTGATAAAGAGCTTCGCCTTAGTCAGAGGGAACGTAACTGGTCTGCTGTACTAGCGGTAAACATTGCAGGGGGCTACATAGCTAAAAGATTAGGTTTGTTAGAAGGGTGGAACATTGGAAAAATCTACAGCGAAATATCAAAGCACGTACTTGAGATGCGCAAGGATACAACGGCTCCAGTCAGCAACCCTAGCACCGTGGTAGGTGACTTCATTAACCGGCATAACAACAACATGTTAGTAGTAGAAGACGGCGTGGACCAACGCACTAACATCGGTAAGTTCCCAGAGCTTCTACCAAAAGGTGCGCTCTTAATGCGGTATGAACCCGACACAAAGAAGCTATTTATAACCGCTAAAACGTTTAAAGATGACTGTGTAGACCTGCAAATTAACTACAAAGACACCTTAAAACAGTTAGAGAAAAACGGTGTACTATTAAAAATAGATAATAAGCGCTTAGCTAAGGGCAGTAGTTTAATGTCCACGGCAGTACGGTGTTTGATATTTGACGCTAGTCATCCAGACTTCTTGGACATGGATGCACTTATACCTACGAGTGACGAAGATGCAGGTGGAGAAGGTTAGGTACGAGATAAACTGGAAAAACTTTAAGGTGGGGTATTCTTTCTTTATACCTTGCCTTGATCCGCCCAATGCTTTGAAAGAAATAACCCCGACTCTAAAACGCCTTAAGTACAAGTTCGTACACAAGATCGTTTTAGAAGACGGGGTTCAAGGCATCCGTATTTGGCGGGTGTAGCTATTCGAAGAACTCGTCAGTCATGTATCGCAGACCCTTAGTAAAGGTAATGCCTGCCATTGTGTCTTCACGATCCACCCTAACACTTGCTTTCCATGAGCGTTCTAAAGTGTTGTCATCCATTAGTGTAGGGAACTGGCGCCTAAACTCGCGGGCTTCCCTCACTGCCTCAGATTCTAACTCACGATTACCCATTTTCTTAGCAGCTTTGTACTTATCTAGTATGCGTTGTTTTCTTGCAAGAATCTTGTTCTCGAAGTTTTTAGCTGCTGAACGCTGATCGAAAGTATTAGACAGGTCGGCTGGAGTAAATCCAATTGCCTGCACCATCAAGTTCCATGCGTTGATATCAGTGTCTATGGGGTCTCCGTCCCTGTTGCGGGCACCTTCCTGCATATATCGGAAGGACTTAGCGCCGTTGCGTAAGAACGTAGGGGCTACACCTTCAAAAGCAAAATCGTATCTACCTGCTGGTAAGTCCTCTGTAATGGCTCGTTCTACCCCAATTGCGTAGGATGCCATGGGACCGCCCAAAAGGAACATCGCTTGGCGTACGTAGCCATAGTCTTCAATAGCTTTTGGGTCATCCCGCCATAAAATATCGTTAGCCAGCGCGGCACGAGAACTCACATCTACGTTGAGCAACGAGCCAATCATGCCCTGATAGAAAAAATCGTCGAACGTTTCGTTGAGTTGCACTTTGGGATCGTAAGGCTCTTCGTCATCATCTGGGATTAAGAACTCCACGAAACGCATAAGTGCGGTAGTTGCCCCGAAGAACGGCATGCCTTTGACCCCTAGGAATGCAAAGCTTAAACCGTAAGTCCCAAGTACTTGGCGTATGGCGGCACGCTTAACTTCAGGGGGTAAATCAGAGTCTATGAACGCCTGCTTCATAGCAGTACCAAGCACGTAGGCTTGTTGGAACACGATATTTTTAAACGTCCAAACTACGCGACCGAAATCGTTTTGCATCCAACGAGGCATAGTTTCAGCCATACCACCAGTGTGCGCATCACGCACCATCTTAGCAGCGAAATCTATTGCAGCCATTTGGTTGTTTGCGGGCACGCCCTCCGATGGTATCCCATTTGCCATGGCGAGATCATAAGCAGCAATGGCTGTCGCTGAACGCATATAGCGTTCACTAGCCGCAAAAGGAGTAGAGAGGAAGTCAACAGTACGATAAAACACTCCGTTAAAGTCCTTGCCTTTGGTCTTACCTCTTTCAAGTGCTTCGCGTGCTAGCGTATGCTTTAACAACCCACGGCTATCAAGTTCGTCGTGCATCTTTTTGTACTTAGCTGTAGTGCCCCAATCTTGAGTCGCCGTTACACCTGCGGCTTGTAATGCACTAAGCGCTTTAGGGTAAGTGGTCCGTGCGCCCAGCATAGGGGTAACCATGAACACTAAGCCGGTTAAGTTAACTACAGCGGACGACACACTACCAAGTATGTATTCAAAGTAACTGGCGAAAGTAAGGCTAGATGCCCAAGGAGAAACCCTTGGATTTAGGAAGAAATCTTCCTGCATCTGTAAGCCTTTTGCAGCAGCCGTAATGTTTTTATCGCCGCCGTGATACTCCTTTGCAACTCTACCAATCTCGGTAATTGCTGTTTCTATTTCAGGGTTATAGCGGGTGTTGGCAATTTTATTTGCCCACTTTATAGCAACATTCGAGTAGCCTGTAATTACGTCTCGGTCCATACCCGGCAGATTCTTTGACTTCTTGAACTGCTGGATTATAGAGTTCTCTGGGAACATAGAGACATACTGTTGGTATATCTGCTCGACTATCTTCTCATCTACATTATTGTTGCGAAGTTCACCCACAAGCTTGGTGACAAACTGGCCTTCGGGCAGTCCCTTGGGTACACGCATAGAAGAAATGTTGTCGTAGACTTGGACTTCAAAGTTCGCCCCATGCTTAGCTTTTAGCGCAGCTACCGCCATCTCCCGCTTTCTGGGTGACTCTGCTGCCATAGGAGTTTCTTTAGGGTTTCCCTCAGCATCTAAGTTTTCAGGGTCTCTATAGCGGAACCAATACTCTCCGTCACGCCCAAACGGTACGTATGCAGCAACACCCTCTAGCGTAGCGAAGTCTTTTAGTAGGTTAGACGCTGCTGTTGAAGGAAGGACTTCGTTAATAAGCTCTACGTATTCTTTTAAATACCTATCTAGCTCTTCACGCAAAGTTTTATACGCTTCTTGCAGACCCTTGGGTAGGTTTTTATACCTATTCATGAGTTTCTGGTAGTCAGCCTTAGCCTTGGCTCCTTTAGGAGCGGGCTTAAAAATATCTATGCCGAGGAGACGCCCGTCAATAGCAAGGTCATTAAATGCTTTTCTTTGCGCAGGCGTTGCTTCCCGCTCCGCTTTAGTCATAGACCGTATGTTCTTACTAGTCTTGTCTATCTCTGTGTTAACCTCGCCGCGCTTCTTTTCAATAGCTCGTAACAGCCTACCGATGGGCAACGGGTTTTTGTTCTTATATCTAGGTGAGGTCTCACCAAACATATTTTGCAGGTTACTAAGGCTGGCAGTGCCCAACGCCCATACTCTAGCCTTATCGTCTTTCACTCTAGATAATTTGTCTAAAGCCGCATCAACATTACGAGACGCTATGTTATCGCTTACTTCACCTAACACTTGGTTAACATCGCCATTGCCCAAATACAAAGTGTCTGCAAGCGTAGGCTCTATACCTTGAGATACATCCAGAAGGTCGTTTAAGAACTTAAGCGTGGTGTCATAAGCAGTGTCGGCTTTACGCAACCCAAAGAACTCAGCGATAGTCTGGATTATACGCGTCCACAAACTGTCGCCTTTAGGGGGTTTAATCTGCTTCAGTAGCGCTTGGAACTCTCCGTTACCCACGAACTCAGCAGCAAACTCTTGTATGTCTGATCCACCGTAAGCTTCCCCTAATCGGGTTTTGACTTCTTCGAAGAACGCAATGAACTTCTTAGTGATAGGGTGGTCACGGTTATTTAGTATTTGTGCAAGTGCCGCGTGCCCAGACTCGTGCAGTAAGGTGTGCTCGTTTAACCCAGTCCTAGTGCTGAGCACTATGGTGTTAAGCCCGGGTATGTATGCACCGCTAGCCATGTTGGGTAAGGTAGTAGCGGAGTAACCTGCACCTTCTACTGCTTGTACTTTTCGCATAGCTGCGGCAACTGCTTTTTTACCCAGCAAGACTTCAGTTATACGTATGGTTTCAGAAAGAGCGGTGTTTGAATCCGCTGAATCAGGCAGACCAATCATCTTGCGTATAGCTCGCACAAAAGCGGTAAACGCGTTGCCTTTTTTATAGGGTATAGACTCTAAGTATTCTGAGGCCCCCGGATTTGTCATAGCCCACGTAACAAACTCCCGAGTATTATCTAAGAAGTTGTTTTGGTTTTTAGATATAGCTTTTTCTATAGGCAACAATTTTTCTTTGTTTCTTACCTTTGCGTTATACTGTTCAATCACAAAGTTGGTAACATCTAGGAGATCAGCCGTAGCTTGGTTTGTTCTAGCGTCGTTAAGTTCTCCCACATTGAATATTTGTAGCGTAGTTACGGCGTGGAATAACTCGTGAGTCACTGCTTCATACGACGTGCCAACTTTGCCAGTTACATCAGCCCCATTCACTCTTACAGACAGGTCCACAGTTACAGGCTTACCTTTATCTCGCTTTATCTGAGTTTGTTGAAATCCTCTGGCACTCTGCATATCTGCGGGAATGCTATCGCCTAAATGGATCACCTTAAAATCTACAGGCATACCAGCTTTTTCGTACGCACTAAGTTTGTTTTGTATTGCTGCCGCCAATACTTGCATATCTTTGGTTGGAGCATTTTTGGCAATAAACTTAGCCGCCTCAACAGCACTCTTACCTTCTACTCCTGCCTGAACTTCCAAAGCTTCTGAGCGTAGGGGGTCTAGGTTTGCCGCTTTTATACCGGGGCCGTCTAAAGCTACTTTAGTGCCAACCACTTTAGACCTTATTTTTTGTATAAGCGCAGTGATGTTTTTATCCGCGCCGCGTGCATTCCTTCCTTTAGCAACCATATCAAGAGCGGTTTGTAAGTCATTATTAGCTAAGTCTAGCTTTACAAACTGGTCAAGCTCAGGGCCTTGGTATTTAGGAGTCTTGAGTAAGAACTTCTCCTCAAACTTTACTAGGCGCTTTTGGTCCTTCTGGGAAAGAATTTTTTTGTTTTCGGCAACAACGCGTGCCCGAACAGACTCAGGTATTAAGTTAGGGTTCTCTTTAGATATGCGTGTGTAGCTGTCCAAGAAAGTTTTTTGTTTAGTCTTCGGTAGGCTAGCAATAAACTTCACCCACTCATTGCTCCGTGACTGTGGGCCTAACTCTTCTTCTGTTTTCTCAGCTATGCCTTGAGCATTTTTTATAATCGCCGCAACGTAACCAAGAGTACCTTCTTGTTCTGCCTCTAATGAAAATTCAGCAAGGGACTCAGCTTCCGCGTCTCTACGCTCTTTGTCTATTCGCTTGGCTATCTGCTCAGGGGTTTCACCGACCAGCTTTTTCTTTTTTCTTTTTAGCTTGCGATCAACCTTTAGCGCATCTTTGTTTACAGCTTGGCTAAGGTCTTTCTCTGTTTTGCTACGCCCAAGCTCGCTTATTTTGCTTATTTCAGCATTTGTTTTTTGTTTAGCGTTCCTGCGTTGTACGGAAGCTAACTCTTTTGTTACAAAATCTACGTTCTTTTTAAACGCGTCTTTTACGGACTCGTCCATGTTCTTATTTATGTACGCACCAGCTTTTTGTGCGTCCACTACGGTTGCTGCGAGTTTCTTATTTTCTATTTCTGTGTAGTCAACATTAGACTCAGCAGCGATAGCGGCTATAGCGCCTTCAGGAGTTGAGTAGGCGTGCAAGTAATTAGCAAGAACTTGGCGTCCGTCCGTAGCTTCTTCTTGTGGGGACGTAGCTGCTTTTAACGCAGCTAGCTCTTGGTATGCCTTGTTAGGCATTGGCTTATTCCTAAAGGCCAGCTTGTCTTCCCCAAACTTCTTAACCGCAGGGGGTTTTTTCTTAGCAGCAGGCGCAGCTTTCTTTGCAACGGGGGCAGCAGCTCTAATTCTATCTAGCTCTATTTGCGCCCGCTCTTGTGCTTCTTTGTTTAATTGTTCTTTACGTGCGTCCAACTCTGCTCGTTGCTTAGCGAAGGTTTCATCACGTTCTGCAAACAAGTCTTCTAGGGTCTTTTCCTTAGGCGCCGCTGTTTTCTCTGCTCGCTGTGCCTGTGCTGTGCGCACCAAAGTATCGAAGCCTTCGTCAGTTAAGTTAAAGGATTCTTCTTCGTTAACACCAAGCTCTTCAAAAACTATTTTCGCTTGCTCAGGGTCTTTAACTCGGCCCACACCGTCGTCTTCTGGTGCTACTGCGGTTTCAACGGGCTGAGCGGCAGGAGGTTCTTGAGGTACTATCATCTCTTCTTCAACAAGAGGACCGTCAAATACTAAGTTATCTCGTGCTTCAACTTCCGCTAAGAAATCACGCATCTCGGGTTCGGAGAAGTTCTGTACCTGCGCAAGCTCTGCCTCAGTAAACTCATACTCGTCAGTGAGGAAACCAAGCAAGTCTTTAGACCACAACGGTCTATCTTCGGGGATGTCTTCGCCTACAATAGTTTCGTCTTGAGCCTCTGCTTTTTGGAAACCTCTTGTTGCCAGCTCTTCGTCTATAGCAGGTTCTTCCGCTACTTCTGGAGCAACAGGCTTTGCCGCTTCTTTCTTGACAACCACAGGCTCAGGAATGTCTTCATCAAGTACAGGGGCAGCAGGGGCAGCAGGGGCAACCGTAGGCTCAGCAGCGAAAGTACCAGTAGGTTCTAAGTCTCTAAGTACCGCTTTTACTTTGCTGATTATTTTTTCGTTCTTGGCGGTTTTTAAATACTCCTCGAGTGCTGTTTTTACTTCAGCAGCTTGTGCTGGGTCAGTAAGGTCTTTGCCCGCCAAGGGTCCATCGGGGCGCAGTATTTTTGCATTGGGTGAAATACCCAGCATAGCCATGCCCCACTTGTTAAGTGCGGCTTTATCAGTAGGGATTACGGTTGCAGGGGCTTCAGGTGCAGCCTGCTCGGCTACTACTGGCTCTTCTATAGCTACTTCTTCAGGAATCTGAGCAGCGGCTTGTTCTTCTTCTAACCTTCTAGCTTCTGCTCTCTGCGTAAAACCTCTACCTACCCCGCCCGTAAAACCAAGAGGCACACCAACAGCAGCGCCAGCTACCGTAGATTCCAACACTCGGCTAATGTTTTCTTCGGTGAATATTTCAGGGTTTTCAGATACAAAGTTTTCGGCAGCAATGTTAACTGACTCTTGCGCACCCTCGGTAAGACCTTCTGTAGCTGCACCTTTAACCACACCTTTTGCAGCATTAACTGCTAGAGTTGGGGCCATACCTGATTTTTTAAGTGCGGCGGCAACAACAGCGCTGCGCATGCTAGGGGAGAAGCTTCGTACTAACTGAACGGGTGCGACAAGCTCAAGTGCAGAGTTAACGGCGCCAGCTATAGAAGCGGCGGCGGGTTCGATCTTTCCGGTCTCTGCATATATACCAGCAAAAGACTCTGGAGCCATAAGAGAGTAAGAGCCTAACGCGCCCGCAAGCGTTGCCCCCGTAGCGGCACCAACCCCGACAAAAGGCGCAGCAACAGCACCAGTAATAGCAGCTCCACCTAAACCAGCCAGTATAGGCACGTTCTCAGCAAACTTTTCTGCTATAAAACCGCCAACGTCGCCAATAGACTCTACGTCTTTGAAACTACCGTATTGTGTGGGGTATTGCTCTGCCGCAGCGGCTCTTCGCTGTTCAGCTTCAGCCAACTGTTCTTTGGCATACTCATCTTGCCCAATTATAGAAGCAAGATAGGCAGGTAACTCATCCTTCAGGGTAGCTTCTAAGTTTTGGACGCCCCTACCCAACGCTCGGTCCGCGATTGTGCCCAAAGAAGGTTTCCCAAAACCCGGATACTTGCTCTGTATAGCACTTCGTATAGCTTCTTTTGAAGTCCCTTCGGGGAAACGTACAAGTTGGCCGTCCGGCATTCTTACTACGGGCATTAGTTAAACCTCTTAGAAAAAGTCAGCGGACTCTATTATACGCTCTCCTGCTCCTTCAACACCCCCCTGCCCACTAACGCCGGGTAGGTTTCCTTTTAAGTAGCTCTGGTACTCAGACAATTTTCTTTGTCGGATTGTCTTTATCGCTTCGGCCAGCTTACGCCTAATGCTTTCTTTTTCATCAGCGTTCATAAAGAATCCAGCTTCGTCTTTTAGCCGTTCCTCTATCGCTGCAAACTCATCAGACATCATTATTGCATCATCAGTTAGTTGAGCCGCGTATTCCGCTGCGCTCATGTTCATCGCAACAGCGTTTCTGGCATCAAGCTCTTCTTTACGTGCTTCCAAAAGTGCCTTTTGCTCGGCTAATCTTGCCTCACGGTCAGCTTGTGCTTCGCTTAGCTTGCGGCTTTCCTCAACTATTTTAGCGCCTTCAAAGCCTTTAGATGCACCAGCTCCACGGCCCAACACTTCAAGAACTCCAGCAATCTTACTTGCTACTGGCTTTGCTTTAGTTAACGCGCTTCGGATACCGCCTTCTTCTGGTGGAGGTGGTGGTGTTTTACCTTGCAACTGTCCCGCACCTTGAGTTTGAACAGTGCTTTGTCCTTGCCCCGCGCCAGCACCCGCAATATCAGTCATTGCGTTATCTACGGATTGCTTTCTATCCATAAGGGGCTGTAAAAGTTCTCGAAGCGCTTGTTCTCTTGTGGGAGGACGCATGCCTATAGCATCTGCTTGTGCTTGCTCAGCATTAAAAGCACGTTGTCTTTCTTGCTCCGCAACACGATTTTGAAGGGCAGTAATACCTTCTCGGGTTCTATCGGTAAGATATTGCCCCACTTCAGGAATAATTTCTTCTGTAAGTGCAGTTAAACCTTTGTTAATACCACTGCCTATAGTATTAACGCCACTGGCTATACCACGACCCGCAGCACTAAAAGGCTCGCTAAGGGCAGTGAGAGCCGCTTCTGCGGCATTTTGCCTTGGCCCATCTTCTTCTATTCTACGTTGTCTTTCAGCTTCTTCTCTTCTTGCCGCCTCTGCTCTTTGACGACGCATTTCATTATCAGTACGAGTAAAGGTTTCTCCGACTTCGCCCCTACGCATCATCATACGAACGTCGTCTTCTGTGAGTCGTTCCCCGTTTGGGCCGGTATAAAATTTTATTTCAGGTTCTTTTTCTTGGGCCATACGAGCGTCTAGGCGGTTTCTTTGATCCACCATTGCTTTTTCGTTTGGGCTAAGCGCGTTATATTCATCTAAGGCAGCTAAATAAGCGTCGTACTCTTCTTTAGATACGGGTTGACCTTCAATTAAGTATTCATCAGAGCCAACCAAAGAACCGTCAGGACCTGCATAACCTTTAACTTCACCGCCCATAGCCATACCTTTGCTTGGGCCGTACATCATTTGGTTTACTTTTTGTCTAAACGAGTTCGGGAACTGCGCTTCAAACGTGCGACGGTCTTGCTCTAGTGCTTGTCTGCCTTCTGGACTTACTTTGTCTGGGTTCTTGTCGTAGTAGTCGAACTTCTTAAGCCCTTCTAAATACTTAAGAACCATAGCATTTTCTTCTGGCGACATCTGAGGAATAGGGCCTTTAGACTTAGCACCTACTTCAGGCATACCACCTTTTGCATACCCAATAATCCCACCTTGCGCACGACCAATCGCACCCATGTTAGGTGCAGGAACGCCAACTATCCCTTGCGACATCTGGGGCTGGGGCATACTACGCTGCGCCGCTATTTGTACTCCGGGTGCTCTACGCGAAGCTAAGTCAGCTTCCATTTTTTCAATCTCAGTGCCTTGAGACGTTTCCATGCCCATCGCAGCTTGGCGCTCTTTTGCAGCTTCCATCTTCTGCTTTTCTTGCAGAGCAAGGGCGTACACCAACTGAGGGTCTACACTCTGTCGTTGCATAAGCTCTTGAATACTCAAGCCTTTTAGTTGGTCTAGCTGTTGTCCGATTCCGCCGGTAGGTATCATGGTCTTAATCTCTTTGGTTACTAGTCTATTATACCGAGTTCTTTGGCTAGCTTTGCTAACGTACCGCCGTAGCCCAGAAGCTCTGAAAGCTCGCTTTGCCCGATATACTCAGTTTGAGCTGCGCTAATAGGCAGGTCTTGGAGTAACGACTGTTGATATTGAACTTGCTTGTATGGGAAGTCTCGCTCTTCTTGAAACTGCGCATAGTCTGAGGCAATACCTTGTTGTTCTATATCTCGCTGTATCCCACCACCCAGTTGTTGTGCGGTCAAAGCTTGCAGACCGTAACGGTTAGTTAAGTCTTGAGCTTCCATTTGTCGGCGCGCTTCTTCGTTAAACTGCCCCATACCCTGAGTGTACGCCTGCTGCATACCTGTACCATATATATCGGCAAGGTTTCTAAGCAAGTTGCGCTGTCCTTCTGACTCCATAATAGCTTGGCGTGATCCACCATAAGCCCCGGCTTTACCTAGCCTGCTCGCATTTTGCACCCGCTGTATTTCGGCTTGGCGCTGAGCTTCTGTTATCTGTGGCTCTAGCGCGGCATTTATATAAGGAGACATGTAGTCTTGTGCCGTAGTGCCAGAAGTAAAACTACCTCCTGCGCCAATAGCCCCCATATTACTAGTAGGCACGTTAATACCAGCAAGTCCTTGGAAGGCTTTAGTCTGAAGATCAGATTGCCCCGCAGTTAAAGGCCCGGTGTACGCCTGATAACCCATATTGGACAAAGCTTCGCCCTTACCTAGCATGCCCGTCACATAAGGAGCGGACCAACCGGCTAAGGATTCTGTGGTACTAGCGGGACTGCCTATTGGATCAGCCATGATTCTTTCCTCATGCTAAAAATTTATTAGGGTTAATTTGCTTACCCTGTTGAGTAGTGCCCGTACGGGCCTTACGTATCCTGTCCATCATGCCATAAAGCTGCTTAGCCCCGGCATCTGAATTACCATTTCCCAAATGACTAACTACGTCAGCAGGGATTACAAACTCTCCATCGCTCAACGCTGCGGGCTGTCTGTTGTCTATCGTGGCAGGAATTTTATCTGCCATACCATCAGTACTTCCGCCTAAGTACATGCCTTTTGGTGCTACACTAGCAAGTCCACCTTGTGCAAAGTTCTGGCTTTGCAGGTCATTATAGGCCGTCTGTACTACATCTAACGGGATGTCGTAGTATTCTGCCACTTCTTGGGGGGTAACAATACCGCTTTGTAAGGCGTTATATACTTGTCGCGTCTCTTCTTCAGAAATACCGTCCGTAACATCCACATTCAGGTCAGCTAAATTAAAACTACTGTCGGTTGTGTCGGTTGTGTCGGTTGTGTCGGTTGTGTCGCCTGTATCTTGTTGGAACACATTACGGGTAGGTGAAAAATACTGCACTTTGTTATTGCCTAGATACCTTCTAGCTAGTTGTTCACCCTCTTTTTGCGGTACGAAATCAGCAGGGTCGCCTGTGTACACCCGTACAAAATTTTCATCTTTACTAGTTACAATATACTCAGGGCGTTTTTCCGCTTCGGCACGGATTGTTTCTACTGGCACGCCTAAGATTTCTGCGGCTTTGTCAAAGTCAGTAGAGTAGTAACCCGCGTTTTGTATCATACCCAAAGAGGCTTTTAGGGCCGTGTCTAGCCCATATTGGTCTCTAACCTCTGCAAGACTTGGGATGTAAGAAAGTTCGTACGTGTTTCTATTTGGGTTCCATGTGCTTAGCCCACCAAGAGGCGCTTGTCTGAAAAGACCAACTTCTTGATTCAGTGAAGTATCAAACACGGTAGCGTCAGGATTTTTGTTATAGGCTTCTTTGTATACTCTACCTGTATCAAATGTACCTTCGGCACCGTTTCTGCGGTATCCACCACCATAAAGCTGTTGATAAAGAACAGAGTCTTCCCCAACCGCATCATAAGCAACAGAACCCGCGCCAGAAGTATACAGATCGTCCGGAGCAATCCCATAATTAAGCAGATAATCAACCACATCCATATTGGGGTTTTGTGCGGCTAATGCTTGTAAGCTATCTGTAAGCGCATTAGTACTGTATTGGCCTTCTCTAGCACCGTAAAACGCCTGTCGGTACGCATCCAAAAGGGGGTCGCCGCTAGAAGCAAACGTTGCATCAGGACCGCCTTGATAATCTTGTGCGGTAATTAAACCTGTTGTTCCTGTTGTACCTGTTGTACCTGTAGTCCCGCCAGTTGTACCCATATCGCTCGCAATACCTGTACCATACGGTCTTTGCCGTGCGCCTTGCGTTAGTTGCTGCAATAAATCGTAGAACCTTTGTGTCCCAGTTGTTTGGTTTGCTTCTACTGTGGCCATACCTCCGGCTGTTTCGGCGGCCGGTAAAAAAGTAGCAGGGCGCTGTTGCCTAGCAGGGTTAGCTAAGTTAAGTGCTTGTAATCCAGTAGCTTGCTGCCTTGTAGTATCACGCGCAGCGTCAGTAGCAGCATCCATAGAACGATCAAAGCGAGCATCATAGTCAACCTGTGTTTCGTAGCCAGCCGCTTTAGGATCAAAAACTCTGGGAGCCATATTAGGGTTAGCGTAGGTAATATCGCTAAAATAACGCTGCCCGCTACTGCCCGGCCTGCGCATAGGGTCGTAAGTGCCCGGTACAACCGCACGCTCTGTTCTAAATCTTGGGATATAGGCGTCTGCCATGTTAACCTCGTTGGCTCTCTAAGAACCTAATAAGTTCTTCAATATCATAGTCCTGCACTATACCACTATCTCCAAGATTAGAATACAGGAATGCAAGCGGGTCTTCCTCTTCCTCTGAATTATTTCTGTCTTGGAAAATGCTCTCCCCGCCTATGTCATAGAAATCAAGCGCCCCTACTTTTTCTCCGGGTTTAGTTCTTAATCCAAACAGACCGTAGAGGTCCTCTTCAGGTAACTCAGGAGTCGGTGGCTCGGGCGTAGGTGGCTCGGGCGTAGGTGTAGGTGTTGGCTCTATTATAGTAGGTGTAGGTGTTGGCTCTATTATAGTAGGCGTAGGTGTAGGCTCTATTATAGTAGGCGTAGGTGTAGGCTCTATTATAGTAGGCGTAGGTGTAGGCTCTATTATAGTAGGTGTAGGTGTTGGCTCTATTATAGTAGGCGTAGGTGTAGGCTCTATTATAGTAGGCGTAGGTGTAGGCTCTATTATAGTAGGC